AATTAGATGGAACTATAAAGAAAGGTAGAGATATAGACCGAATCGGAGCTCATTGCAAATCACATAATAGAAATAGTATAGGTATATGCTATTGCGGAGGCGTTGAGGCAGATGGTAAGACTCCGAAGGATACTAGAACACCAGATCAAAAAGAAAGTCTGTTACACATCCTTAAAACGTTAAAGGCTATGTATCCAGATGCTATTATTTATTCACACAACGAGTTTGCTAATAAAGCATGCCCGTCATTTGATGCTACAGAGGAGTATGAAAATATCTGAGAACACTGAGTTTAAAATTGATATAAAAACTGTAATTGGGATAATAATGTTTACTACTACAATAGTAGGTATGTATTATACATTGCAAGAAGACATAGCTGAAGCTAAAGAATTGCCGCCAGTTGAAGTAGGTAGACTAGAATACGAGCTAAAAGAAAAATGGAATCATGAAAACATTGAAGATATACTTGAAAGAGTTAATATGCTTGAGCAGGTTGACGATGTTATATTTGAAGAAATAAATGTTTTATCTAGTTTAGTTAAAGACGGAACTGAAAGCGATGGAAAACTGCAAGAGCTTCAAAAAAGATTAGAAGAGTTAAACAAAAGAAAACCAACTATTATAGTTAAAGAGGTTGAAGTTAAAAAACGCAGATAATGGGGAAAATTAGTCCAGCTTGTAAAGCTGCAGCAAAAAAGAAATTTAAAGTATGGCCTAGTGCTTATGCTAGTGGCTGGGGTGTAAGATGTACTAAAGCTGGTGGACCTGGTAAATTTGGTAGAACAAAGAAAAAGAAAAAATAATGGCAAAAAAATTTAAACCACATCCAATGTATAAAGGCTGTAAAGTTAAAATGGCTTTTAAAAAAGAAGACCATGACAAGCTAGAAGCAAAAGGATATGATCATAAAAAAGATCCTTCTTGTAAAAAGAAAAAGTAATGGCTAAAAAAACTAAAGGTGGTGGGACCACTAAAGTTTGTTTACCTGCTAGTAAAGTAAGATCAATGTCAGCTGCTGAAAAGAAAAAAGTAGTTAATGCTAAAAAGTCAGCTGCAGCTTCCGGAAAATACAAAAGATCTAGTAAGTCTAATGTTAAAGGAGCAAGAAAAAAAGGTGCTACACTGAGGGATTGGTTTGAAAAAGAAAATTGGATTAACGTAGAAACTGGCGCTCCATGTGGTGCATCAAGCAGAACTCGTAAAAAGAAAAAGTAATGGCTACTAAAAGATCTAAAAAGAAAAAACCTTGCTGGGATGGTTACGTTAAAAAAGGCATGAAGAAAAAAGGTAATCGCATGGTTAATAACTGCGTACCTATAAAAAAGAAAAAATGACAGATGCTAGCTATGAAAAGTCTAATCGTAAAATGCGGTCTGACTATAAAAAAGAAACAGGAAAAACATTAGGCAAAAGACAAACTAGTGGTAAAGGCAAACGTAGAGTATCATTTGCCTGTAGATTTGCTGGCATGAAAGGTCCTATGAAAAAACCAAATGGTAAACCAACTAGAAAAGCTATAGCTTTAAAAAAATGGGGCTTTGGAAGTGTTGAAGCTGCTAGAAGTTTTTGTAACTCAAATAAAGAAAAATAAAATGTGGAAATTAACTAAACAATATTTAAAAGACGTATGGGCTTTGCTTTGGAGTAAAACAGAAATAGATGAAAAAGTAATTGCTACTGTTAAAGATGTAAAGAAAAGATACAAATTAACAATGCAAGAATTAGAAGATGTAGCTAAAGCTATAAAAGAAGTTGGTAATCAACTCGGAGATATTGACGATGCTGTTAAAGGCAAAGGAAGAAAAGGTAGAAAAAAATGAAATCAAGAGGATTAGGCGATACTATAGAAAAGTTTACAAAAGCAACAGGTATTAAAAAATTTGTAGATTCAATACCAGGCGGTTGTAATTGTGATCCTAGAAAAGACTGGTTCAATAAGAACTTTCCTTATAAAAAATAACAATCATGGCTAAAAAAGAATTTCCAGAAATTAAAGAAAAAAACGAAGGTAAGTTTACTGCATGGGTAGAGAAAAACATGCCAGGTAAATCTACTTGTGCTGCTGCTAGTAAAATAATGAAAAGCACTAAGAAATATAAACCAGCTGTTGTTAAAATGGCTAATTATGCTAATAACTTCGGTTGTAAGAAAAAATAAGTTATGAAATCAAAACAAAGAGTAGAAAAAGATTATGCTAGAAATGCTATACATGATTATGAAACTGGTCATAAAAGCGAAGCTAATTACGAAAAGAAAAAAGAATTAGAAGTAGCCGCTGGAGAAATGCACGGTTATTTTGCCTCTGCTAGTAAAGTACACAAGCACGGTAAAGGAAGAAGTTAATATGGCATTTAAGTTAAAGCCACCATACACGATAGATAACACGCCTATTTATAGAACTGGAAGAGATCGTGAAATAAATGGTGAAACTAAAACAAACGGTGCTATAATAATAGCGGATGACATTAGTGATCCGTATCAATTAGAAAACACTATTAGCCACGAGAAGGTACACGTTGATCAAATCATGCGTGGAGATCTTGAGTTTGATAGTGAACATTATATTTGGAAAGGGAAAAAATATCCAATAAATAGCTTTAATACTGCGGATAAAAGAAAAAAAGCTCCGTGGGAAAAAGAAGCTTATAAAAAAGAAAAACACAAAAAACACAGACGATAAAACATATATTATGCCTGGAAAAAAACACATGAATCAAGATAGACCTGCAAATGGTCAAGATACACTGCAGACAATGCAAGACAAATCTGGAATATATCAAGATAGAACAGATGGTAAATTACCACAAGGTAGAGTTGCTCAACATTATCAAGCAATGGATGCTAAAATGGAACAAAAAACAGAAAAACCAAAGAATACTAGTGGTATTTTTGGTGGTGACTCAATTTTAGGAGATGAAAACAATGATGGTAACATGGTTACTAGAGCATTAAAATCAGTTGATAAAGCTGTTACTGGTGGTTCTGGTGGAGGAATGCCTGGAACGCCTACACCTAAAAAGCCAGGTTTTGAAAAAGCTATTATAAAAGGATTAAACAAAATATTTTATTAAAATCATTATTGAATTTTTCTAAAACTGGATATTTACGAAACAGCCCTGATGTTAATAAACCCGTCAACTATATAGCTGGCGGGTCTATTACTATGAAAGGAGTAGACTTTAAAGTTTTAGGAATACCTAACAATGGGCCAGCTGTAGTAATGGAACCTGGTAAAGATTATGATTTTCCAGGTGCTGACTATGTAAAAGAAATACCTTTAAAATGAGCGAAACTAAAAAAACATTTAAAGAAACTAAAATAGGTGCTTTTCTTTCAAGTAAAGCTCCAAAAGTTTTAGCTGCTTTAGGAGATGCACTTCCTGATCAAGGAACTCTTGGTTTGGTAAAAAATCTTATAACAAGTGATAATAAGATTAAGGCTATTGATAAAGAACAAGCTATGAAACTAATAGAGCAAGACATAGCTGAACTAAAAGAAGTTTCTAGCCGTTGGAAATCTGATATGAAATCAGACTCTTGGCTTTCTAAAAACACTAGACCATTAGCACTCATATTTTTAACAGCTTCTGCCGTATTTATGATGGCTGTAGATTCTTTTCACTTACAATTTCAAGTTGATGAAGCTTGGATAAACTTATTAAAAACATTACTGGTAACAGTTTATGTAGCATACTTCGGAAGTCGTGGTGCTGAAAAAATAACAAAAATAAATAAATAATTATGGCACAATTTAACGAATGGAACGAACTAGGCGGTATTGAAGGTAATATGATGGCCGAGCCAAGAGTTTTTGGTCATGACGCTATAGCGCAAACCCCATATTGGAATTTTACAATATCAGCTGGTGGAACAGGCTATACTAGCGATAGTGTTGGTGACACTGTTACTGACGCAGCTACTGGTATTGAAGCTAATATAACTTCACAAAGCGGTGGCGCTGTTACAGGTTTAACTATAGTAACTAAAGGATCTGGAATTATAGCAGGTCAAGAATTAACATTAACTGGAGCAATTCCAGGAAGCGGATTAAAAATAACAATATCTGCAGATTCATTATCATTAATAAATATGCCTCTTCATAGAGGAGTAGTTTTATATAGTGGTAAAGCTACAGCTCAAGATGTAGGTTTAGTTACAGAGTCTGGTAGAAGTATTACATTTAAAAATGTTCAACCCGGTACAGTAGTAGGTCATAAAGCACCTATTTTAGCTACCGAGTTAACTATTGGTGACGATATAGTCGCTATTTTCTAAAACAAACAAAAAAAACAACAATAAAATCAAATCAAATAAAATGGCAAAAGCTAAAAAAATAACAAAAGACGAGCTATCTAAAGTTCAAGAAATTTCTAAAGAATACAATAGTATAATTCAAGCTGTAGGTAACATTGAATTACAAAAGCAAGATTTTCTATTAAAAGCAGCAGAAGTTAGAGCTAGTATTGAAGAGGTTAAAAAAGATCTTCAAGAAACTTATGGTAATGTAAACATCGATCTTGCTACTGGAAAATACGAGGAAAGTGCAGAAGATAAGAAAGATTAGTATAGGGTCTGATTACAAGAATGATGCTATGCATTATTCAACAGGTCAGGAAGTTTATGGTGGCCATATTATTAGTGATATTCTTTTTGAAAACCAAGATAATTCTTACAATATTTTTATAACAAAAAATGATGAAGTATTACCTTGGAAAAAGTTTAACTCTAACATGGCAGTGTCAGTAGAATACGATTTAAAGTATTAGTGAAAAGTTTATATAGCTTTATAGTCAAACCTTTAGAATCAAGGTATGACAATATTAGAAAGGTAGATGATAAAAATCTAATAATAAATACTAGTATTGAAAACCATATATTCGTGAGTAAAAAAGCTGTCGTTGCTTCGACTCCGGCAGCTTATACTACTGATATTAAAGTAGGTGACAAGCTTTATATACATCATAATATATTTAGAAGATTTTATGACGTTAAAGGTAGAGAAAAAAATAGTGCTACTTATTTTAAAGACGACTTATATTTTGTTTATCCAGAGCAAATATATATGTATAATTTAAACTGTCATTTAGATTATTGTTTTATAAAACCATTAAACAACCAAAGTTTACTATACAACAGAAAAGAAGAACCTAATGTTGGTATAGTAAAATATTCTAATAAGCTCTTAGAAGCCGCAGGAATAATACCTGGAACACTTATTACGTTTACACCTAACTCTGAATTTGAGTTTATTATAGAAGGTGAACGACTTTATTGTATGAAATCTAATGATATAGCTTTAACACATGAATACCAAGGAAACGAAGAAGAAAATAATCCAAGCTGGGCAAAAAGCTATTGAAGAACTTATAAAGGTAGCAAAAGAAAAGATTGTAGACTCAGACGACGATGTAAGCGCTGACAGATTAAAAAATGCTGCCGCAACTAAAAAGCTGGCTATTATGGATGCTTTTGAAATACTTACTAAAATTCAAGAGGAAGAAGATATGCTAAATGAAAAACCTAAAAACAAAGTTGAAAAAAGTTTTAAAGGTTTTGCAGAAGGGAGAAGTAAGTGATTTACGAACAAACGCTTTGGAAAGAAATTAAAGATATTGTAAATACCAAGATACTATCTAAGAACAATAGATTTAAAAAATGGGAGTATGGTTACAACTCTGATTATGATTTTATAGTAATAAGTAAAACTGGACAAATTGGACAAATCATTGAAATACAGAATCTCAGGATTGCTTTACCAGCAGCAAATGAACCGTTTAAACGAGGTAAAGAAAAAGCGGAGCAACGCTGGGAAAAGCAAGAGTATCCAAAAGAACTAAGTAGAATAAAGTCTAGGTTTGACTGGGAAGAACATCCTACTGAATTTAAAGAAAAATGGTACGATTATATAGATGAAGAATTTAAAAGAAGAGAACAAGGTTACTGGTTCTATAATAACGGTGCTCCTATTTATATTACTGGTACTCATTACATGTACTTACAATGGTCAAAAATCGACGTTGGAGCCCCTGATTTTAGAGAAGCAAATAGATTATTCTATATATTTTGGGAAGCATGCAAAGCAGATAATAGATGTTACGGAATGTGCTATCTTAAAAACAGAAGATCTGGATTTTCATTTATGTCCTCGGCCGAACTTGTTAACCAAGCAACAATATCAAGCGACTCCAGATTCGGTATACTCTCTAAATCTGGATCAGATGCTAAAAAAATGTTTACAGATAAAGTCGTGCCAATATCCGTTAACTATCCGTTTTTCTTCAAACCGATCCAGGACGGTATGGATCGTCCTAAAACAGAACTTGCATACAGAGTTCCAGCTTCGAAGCTTACTAGAAGGAAGCTTGAGAGCAATGAGCAACTAAGAGAACTAGACGGACTTGATACAACTATTGACTGGAAAAACACTGGTGACAACTCTTATGACGGTGAAAAGCTAAAACTACTAGCTCATGACGAAAGTGGTAAGTGGGAAAGACCTGACAATATATTAAATAATTGGAGGGTTACAAAAACTACATTAAGACTAGGATCAAGGATCGTAGGCAAATGTATGATGGGCTCAACTTCAAATTCATTAGATAAAGGTGGAAACAACTTCAAGAAATTATACTATAATTCAGACGTTACAAAAAGAAATAGAAACGGACAAACTTCTTCTGGACTCTATTCTATGTTCATCCCTATGGAATGGAACTACGAAGGATTCATGGATTCTTACGGATCACCTGTTTTCCTTAGAAAAGAAAATCCAGTCAAAGGAGTTGACGGTTATGAAATTACAACAGGCGTTATTGAGCACTGGGAAAACGAAGTCGATGGCTTAAAGTCTGATCAAGACAGTTTAAATGAATATTACAGACAGTTTCCAAGAACTGAACAGCACGCTTTTAGAGATGAAGCTAAAAACACTTTATTTAATTTAACAAAAATATATCAACAGATAGATTATAACAGTGAATTAAACAATGAGGTATCTGTAACTCAAGGTAGTTTTCAATGGATTAATGGTGTAAAAGATACTAAAGTGATGTTTTATCCTAATAAAGATGGAAGATTTTTAATATCATGGGCACCACCTAATAGCTTACAAAATAATGTAGTTATTAAAAATGGATTAAAACACCCTGGTAATGAACACGTAGGCGCTTTTGGTTGTGATAGTTATGATATTAGCGGAACAGTAGATGGTAAAGGATCTAATGGAGCTTTACATGGTTTAACTAAGTTTAGTATGGAAGATGCGCCGCCTAATCAATTCTTTTTAGAATATATAGCTAGACCACAAACAGCAGAAATGTTTTTTGAAGATGTACTTATGGCTTGTGTTTTTTATGGCATGCCTATACTTGCTGAGAACAACAAACCAAGACTTTTATACTATTTTAAAAGAAGAGGTTATAGAGGCTTTTCAATTAATCGTCCTGATAAAATTTGGAATAAACTATCAACTACAGAGAAAGAAATAGGTGGAATACCTAATTCAAGTGAAGATATTAAACAAGCACATGCTGCTGCTATTGAAAGTTATATAGAAACTTACATTGGTGAAACAGACCAAGGCTATGGTAATATGTATTTTCAAAAAACCTTAGAAGACTGGAGTCAGTTTGATATAAACAATAGAACAAAGCATGATGCATCTATTAGTTCTGGCCTAGCTATTATGGCATGTAATAAAAACAAGTATAGGCCAAACCCACAGAGAAAGCATCAACCTATATCTATAGGTATAAAAAGATACGACAATGACGGAATTATTTCAAAAATAATAAAATAAATAAATGCAAATTTCTTACAATCAAACAAGTTCTTTTCCAGATCAGGTAGTACCAGACGCGGAAAAAGCTACTATGGAATATGGTCTAGCGGTTGGTAGAGCAATAGAAGGTGAATGGTTTAGAGGTTATAGATACGGAACTAATGCTCCTGGTTATGCTGTTAACTTTAACAATTACAACTTACTAAGACTCTATGCGAGAGGTGAACAGCCAGTTCAGAAATACAAGGATGAACTAGCTATTAATGGCGACTTATCTTACTTAAATTTAGACTGGAAACCTGTACCTGTAGTATCTAAATTTGTTGATATTGTTGTTAATGGAATGTCTCAAAGAAGTTATGATATAAACGCTTATGCTCAAGATCCAGTATGTTCAAAGATAAGAACTGACTACGCTAGAAATTTAATGGTTGATATAGAAGCTAAAGAATATTTAGAAGAAGCTCAAAAAATGTTAGGTGTTGATGCTTTTTCACAAGATCCTATTAATGCTCCTAGAGATAAAGAAGAATTAGAAGTACACTTACAAATGGATTTTAAACAATCTGTTGAAGTTGCTGAAGAAGAAGTTATAAATCAAATATTAGATAAAAATAGATATGACTTAGTTAGACAAAGGTTTAATTATGATTTAACTGTTTTAGGCATAGGATCTGTTAAAACTTCTTGGAACAGATCACAAGGTGTTGTAGTAGACTATGTTGATCCAGCACATTTAGTTTATTCATATTCTGATGATCCTAATTTTGAAGATTTATATTATGTAGGTGAAGTTAAATCAGTTTATTTAGCTGATATTAAAAAACAGTTCCCTCAACTAACAGACGAGGAATTAGAAACTATACAAAAATACCCTGGTAATCAAGAATATTTAAGAAACTGGAACGGCAAGCAAGACGATCAAACTATTCAAGTTTTATATTTTGAATACAAAAGTTATTCAGATCAAGTTTATAAAATAAAATATACTGA